CGTATTCGGCGAAGCTTGCAACAACCCAGCATCGCCGCCGACCGGCAACGGGATTGCGCCGCGCGCACCAAGCGCAATCGTTCCTTTAAGAACGTTCGTAACCCATTCTTCAGTAAGGCCGGAAAAATACGGCGTTGGTTGACCAACGATAAAGCATGATTCTTCGTAATCCGCCGAATTGCGATAATGTGCAATGTTCAATGAAGCCAAGTCATACAGCGGCGGTAAATCCGGCAAGTCGTCGTTATTTTCGCAACCAATAAACGAAAACGGAATTTCAGTAAGTATGCCGCCGCTTGCGTCTTTCGGAAAATGCGGGCCTTCGAATATCGTGTAATCGCCGGAACCCTTGCGCCAAATCGACACGGCGTAACCCGCTTCGGTTAGCTGAAGAACGCGCCATTGGTCGGCCTTCTTCATTTCAAAACCATCGTCGGAATAAACGTAAGTTTCATGCAATACGACCAACGACAAAAGTTCACGCGCCCCGCGTGTAACAGTTCGCCAATTGATAATATCAAACGGCGAATATACGTTAATCGTTGGGCGTATGTCGCCCGCTTCCAGTTGCGCGCGTGAAGCCGGGGCTTCGCTTACCGGGTAATCGACAAGCAAGCCGCTTCGGCCATACGCCAAAACGTGAAGGCTTGCACGCTTCGCAAGTTGGGTCAAGCTTACGCCGCCGCCGTTTGCGTCATTGTTTACAACGTCAAGCAACGTCGGAACTTCAACGACGGGTTCGCGAAGGAATACAGCGCCAGCAAGACCGGCAAGCGTGCGTTGTGTTACGTTGTAGAATACGGCACGTTCTTTATAAGCTTTGTAACGTGCGACGTTTTCGGGCGATATATCCGACGAATTAGGCCGGGGTAAATACTTATCGCCCGCTTTCTTTACTGTCATTTCGCCTTCAATGCAATCACGAATCAAACCGTAAGACGGCAAAAGCTTTTTTAATTCTTCGCGAATAAATGCGACGTTTGGCATTTTTGCCCCTTTTTTAATTTGCGTAAGTAACTTTAATCTTTTGGGCTAAACGATTATTGCCCTTCAAGACACGATAACGAACCATATCATAACAATGGTCTTCGCTGGAAGTATCAACGTCGTCAATCTTGTCTTCGTCGCGCGGTAACGAAGGCAAAGTTTCAATTGAAGCTTCGCAATTGACCATGAAGTAAAGCCCCGGCCCTTCGCCACGAACGGAAGCTTCCAGCCGGTCGCGTATCAGTTGAAGACCGTTGCGCCGCGAACCGGGCGACTTGTCGGATTCTACCCAACGAACGCCCTTCTTCGACATTTTCTTTTCAATCGTATCAACGTCGGATTCGCGAACGTCGCGTATTTGGTTATCAGCCGGGCCGGGCCAAGGTTGCGTTTCAATGAAACCGTTTTGAAGCAACGAAATTTCGCGGTCGATAATTCCTTGCGCAACGTCGGGCGCGGAAAGCTTCAAGCCTTTGTTCGTTCCGATTTCTTCGGTTCCGTACCATTCCGCAAACTGAATCAATGAACCGGGCGGCGGGCAAAACGTCGAACCGTCGGGCAACGTTGCTTCTTCGCCGTTCGCTTCGGCAAACCATCCAACAGAAAAAGGATGCGACGAACCCCAATCTAAACCCCTATCAAGCCGCCATGCTTTCGGCACAACGAAGCGCGGCTTTACGTGTACTTCTTTTGACCAAATATCGTCAAGCGCGCCGCCCGCTGTAACATCCCAAGAACCTTCAAGCCATGCCGCGCGCAAGTTCTTATCAGTTGCGCAAAGCCGGTCAAGTTCGGCAATGTACTTAACGTCAAGGTAAATATTTTCACGATACGAACCGAAGATTGCAACTTGCGTTTTCGTTACTTCTTCGTCTTGTTGTGTACGCGGGTTGAATGCGACACAAGTACGGCGCACGACTTCGCCGTTTTCGGCGCAATTGATAAAGCGTTTCTTTACCCAATTATGACCGGGGCCGCTTGGGTTCGTTGTGCTGAACACTTCAAGCGGAATCGGCGGCAATGGCTTTCCGTCGTGCGTATCATATAAACCGTTCGGAAGTTTCGGCGTATGTAATTCAGAAACAAACGACGAACGGTTTGTTGACATTAATTTGTCATACAAAGCGCCGGTCGGATGTTTCGTTAATTCATTCCAGCCAATAAACGGGTATTCGTGACCATGAAACCCGTCATAATCCGAAATCTTCTTTGCATGCCGAAACAACAGTTCTTCGCCAGTCGGCCAAACCCATTTATATTCGGAAGCTGATTCAAGGAACTTTGCGCCGTCGTCGAATGCGTTAAAGAAACGTTTCGATTGTGCGACAATATCGCCGAAGTTTTTATATTCACGGTCGAAGATAACGCCGCGCCAATACGAACCGTAACCAATGCCCACATTACGCCGGAAGCGCATTAATTGGGTAATGGTCTTACCGGGGCCGCGCGTGCCATGATAAAGCGTATGGTCGCAACGGGTATCAAGTGCCAGTTCTTGCGAACTCCCCGGTATCGGTTGCCATATAACTTCGTCAGGCGGGTTAATGGGTTGTTGCGCCACGTTTCAACCCTTCTTGTTGCTTGCGCAAACGCTTTTCCCAATCGTCGGCGCTTCCGTGGTCTTTTACGACCATTACCCGATTTGCGGTAATAACGTTCGTGTTAATGTTCGTCGTTGGCTTTTCAATCAAGCCTTTAAGTTCGCCGATAACTTTTGCGGCTTTAATTCTGTCGTCGGCAATTGAACGTTCACCTTCAACAATCGCCAAAAGATTTTGTATCAATTTGTCGCGAAGGCTTTCTTTGTCGAACTGTTCGAAGCCTTCGGATTTAAGCCGGGCGCATTCTTCAATTACGAACGGGTCTTTGAACCATTCATGCGCGGCGCGTAAGGCTTTGCCCGTATCAACGCCGAAGACGGCAAGCGCCGCTTTAAACGGGTCGGTCGGGGTCTTCAGCAATTCAGCGGCAAACGCTGTTTTATATTTTTCGTCTTGCATGGCGTGTTGTATTTTCGCGATTTTCTATAACGCAATCATACGACACGCCGCCCGGTCGGGCAAGGCTATTCGACGCGGCAAGCGTTTTCGTATTTACGAACCAACGATTGAAGTTCGATAATGTGAATATTGGCGGCGTCGAAGTCGCGCCCTAATTCGACAGTTTGTTTTGCAACGTCGTCAAGATTAATTTCGCCCGTTCTAGGCCCGTCGGTTCCGTCGCCGGGGGTTGCATCAAGTTCGCCGGGGCCGGGGGCAATTGTGGGCAAACTGCAACGGGGTTTGACGCGCAACCGGATAAGGTCGCGTTCAGCAATAACAGCGCGGTTATTAAGTGCGGCAAGTTTCGTTTCGTATTCATTTGATACCCCGTTAATTTCAATTGAAAGTTTAGCTTCAGCGGTTCGAACCTTCGTCAAAGCTTCGTTCAATGCTTTGTTTTGCTTTGCTTCATTTGCGACGCTTTCAGCATGGGAACCCCAAAAATAACCGCCGCTAACAGATACGACGATTGCGACGATAAACGCCAGCCATAAGCGGGGGTCAAGTGCGGCAATCATTTTAACGCCTCATAAGTACGACGGGTTACGCCGTCAACAGGAATCAACGAAAGCGCCTTATCGGCTTTGCATTTGCACGGATAAGGCGCGCCGACGGCTTCATAACCTTTCGGCATTGAATGCGCTTGAATTTCGTAACCGTTGCCGTTCGTTGTTCGACTTGGCTTGCAATTGCATTTCAATTCGTCAATCATGCGACAACCTTTTTACCGGCTTGCATATCAGCCAACGACAAGCCGCCCGTATATTGGAAGTGCGGAAATTCGCGAAACGTCTTCCAGTTCCCGGCCCATTCAAGCCCACACTTAGCCCCGATAGCCCCAAGGCGTTGCCATAACACCAAATCAGCGCCAGCCGTGCCCCATACGGGCTTACCGTTGCGCATGGGCACAACGTCGAAGGCACAACGGAAGTTATGCCAGCTTTGCCCGGCCTTCGCGTTTGTGACCTTCGCGCCGGGCGTCGTTCGGCCTTGGGCGTACAGTGCGTTTTGTGAATCGTTGTCGCGATACGTTGACGTTACAAGAACGTCAATACCTTCAGCGCGGCAAAGGTCAAGAAAGTTCGCGGCTTTCGCTGCAACAATCGGTTCAAGGTCTTCAAGCTTTCGGCTGTTCAACATCGCTAACCCCTTGTTTAAGAATACGACCAAGAACGCCCAAGACAAGAAGAACGATTGTTGAATACGACACAACATGCGGCGGCAAGGTCGCTTTCATATCGTCGGGAACTTGCAACCATGCGCCTTGAATTGCAGCGGCAAGAAGCATCGCGTTTACGCTGAACCAACGCCATGCGTTACGCCAATCTTCAATAAGTTTAAGCTTCATTGTTACCCCTTGGAAAAATACGTTCGTGCAACGCTTGAAAGCTGGCAATTGCTCGCGTTCCCATATGGCCCGAAACGGCGATAAGCATTGCCGCTTTTGCGCCTTCAATGCCGGAAGCATCGCAAAGAAAGTGCGTCAATATTCCGGCAAATGACGACGAAATAAGGTCAAACGCCAGTTCGCGCCAATTGAATTTTTTCTTACCGTTGCGGATACGCTGAATGTGTTGAACAAGACCGCCCCAACATGAAAGGCCAATTGTCGAAAGATACGGCAAAGTTTGTCGGAACCATTCGACAATATACGCCGTATTGTTGGGGTCTTTATCAGGCATTTTGTGCATTCCGTTTTTGTTTTTTCCGGGCGCGTTTATAACGCATTTGACGGATTGTAACAAAGCAACACGCAAAAGAAAAGCCCGGCGTATTAAGGCCGGGCTTTCGGTTCACTGGCTGGCACTAGGCCAGCGGGGGCGAATTAGGCGGTACGCCAAACACGCGCGCCCTTGACGCCGTTTTCTTCGACGGAACGAACAACGAACTTGCGAACTTCGACCATGACGGGCACGGTTTCGCCCTTCTTGTTGGTCTTGGTCGAACCGTCTTCGGCTGGCACGCTGTAACGTGCGGTTGCGCTGGAAACGGTCGAAGCAAGCGACTTCGCGGGGTTCGGCTTGTCTTCGTCGGCGGCGACAAAGAACGATTGACCGGGGGCCATTTCGTCGAATGGGTACACTTCGCCGCCACGACCGCCGCGCTTGATGGTCGGAACAGGAACATTTGCTTCCAGTACGAAGCCGTTTTTGCCAGCGGTTGC